TCTAGTGGCGGTTCCAGTATCTCGCAACAACGTCAAACCAGCATTAGCTGCTGATGCAGCAATATTTACCGTTGTTGCGGTAACAGTCGTAAACGTACCCGCAGCAGCAGTAGTGCCGCCGATCGTTGTGCTATTAATTGAACCACCTGTAATATCAGCAGAGGTTTTTTCTACTTTATCAGTATTTAAATTTGTAAAATTACTATCAAGTTCAACATGAGTTAAAGGAGAGCCTTTAGCTATACGGGTAACAAGTGTAGACATACCGATTAATAGTTTAATTCAAGCGAACAATAGCATTTGTAGCATCTGCTGTAGGAAATTGCAAAACAAAATCACCATTAGTAGAAGTTTTGTCTCCACCAAAAGCAATTACAGCAACAGCATTCGTAGTGCCAGTGCCGCCATCAGTTGTTGTATTATAGATAAGAGCACCATTAGCAGTGATTGTAGCGCTAGGCCATGTAGCATCTACAAAGTCAATGAATGCTGTAGTACCACTAGAGGTTGGGTCGATGTTAGTTAATGTAGTTCCACCAGCGGTGTAGCCTGTACCAACAACTTCGTTGCTTGTACTGTATGCGGTTGTGGATGCGCCAAGTGTAGCTGACGATGTATACAAAGCAATCTTGAATGTGTGACCACTTGTTACGTTAAAGTCATGCTTACGCTCAAGCAACTCTTTCTTGAAGCTTGTGCAAATTGCAGAAGTAATAGCCATTAGAGAATCCTCTTAAGTTATATAAAAACGCTCTCTAATAGAGCATACAAACAACAAAGGGGCAACCTCGTTATGAAGCTGCCCCTGTTTAGCTTTTAGCGATTAAGCCAGTTGCTCACGGTCAACAGAAGCTGGACCAACGCGATCTTGTGCATCTACGATGACAGCAAAGACACGGATTGAACCTGCACTCAAGGTAGTGGTTTCAGTAACCAACAACAAGTCCAAAGTATCTGCAGACTTGCTGACAATAGGATACCCTGCAGTAGCTGGTGTTGCATAATCACCCACAGCAAGAGAGCCAGTCACACCAAAAGCAGACACATAGGCAGCGGCTGTCACACCAGTAACACCCAAGCTAACTGTGCAGCTACCCGTCACAGCAGAAATAACTTCAAAGCCAGCAGCCAACACAATAGATTGTGCAGGAATCTGAAGAGCTTCAATCACATCAGCAGCAGCCAAGGCAGAACCTTTAGCAGTTACAGCAGAAGCAAAGTTAATGGTGTTTTCAACAACATAAGGCATGTTGCGAAGAGCACGACTAGGGTGAGTACCTGCACCAACAGCATTAGAGAGAGTAGTAATAGTTGCCATTTATGTTCTCCTTAAGCGGCGTTATATTTAGCAGTAACCAGCGCCTCAGGACGCAAGATTTTACGACCATACAGGTGCATACCACGAACGATGTCAGCAAAGCTGTCAGGGTCACGATATGTTTCTGTTTTGGTGATTTGCTGAGCAGTTGCCACAGCACTGTCTTGACCACCAACGATCACACCGTAGTCAGTGTTCTGGTTAGCAGAGCCACTAGTACCGGGGCCGCCACCAATCTTAGGCAGGTTGTTCGACACAAACACACGGAAGCCGTGCAGGTTGTTCAACACCAAACCATTTTGCAGACCGGAACCACCAAAGTCACCATTCAACAAACGGCTGTCTTCGTCTTTCAACAATTCCAAGAACACGGGGTCAACGACCAACCAACGACCTTGAGTGTCAACGAATTGCTGATCCAACAAGCGACCCATACGAGCGATCACCATCAAAGGCGAAGCGACAGCGGTAGGCATAGCGGTAGCACCGGGCAAACGTGGAGCCAATGGGATGGAATGATCGCCAGCAGAACCAGTGGTAATGTTGGAGAACGAACCCTTCTTCAGCTTCATAGTAGCCAGCAATTCATCAGCACCAGCAGCAGTCACAGCCTTAGTACCAGAAGCGGTAGTACGGGCAGTATCAGCATTCACGTGCTTGGCAGATTGGCTAAAACCAGTCAAGTAGCCCAACACGTCTTGGTCATACTGGTCACGCAAGCGATAGGCTGCGCGGTCCGATGCCATAGTCATGAAGTTCACATGCGAGTGAGCAGCTTCGATGTCATCAATTTTGAAGGCATAGAAGTTTGCTTGATCAACCACCAAGGTGAAGTCTTCGTCATTCAGGTCTTGTGCAGTGATTTGTGTACCACGTGCATAGGCTTGAACCGACACTTCAGGTTCTTTGATAATTTTAACAGAGTCGCCCATGTTAGCAATTTCACCAAAATAATCATTGTTGGTGATAGCTTCTACGGTAGACGATTTACGAAATGCAAGTTGTACTTGCTTGGAATAGATAACCGGAGAGAAATTGCCATTAGGCAAGTTTCCATATCCGACTGCTTTTGGGAAGGCCATGATAGTTTCCTTATAGATAAATGTATGGCATATACTAAATACGCTTACACCACTACAGAGGCTGACTTTGCTAGGTGTGTTAATTGTTCACTATGCCTAGTAGAACATAACAGGCTAACAAACTTTCAGGTAATTCTGACAGTTTATTGTTTTGCGTTACATGTATATCTACATAAGTGTTGGTTGCAGCCAAGGTTATATAGATATAACAAAGCCACCGAAGCAGCCTTGTTTAAAGTTATATCAGACTTATTCAGCCCGTGTCAACAATTATCGTGCTTTACCACTCAAATCATAAACAAATTTACCAGATTGCATTGCTTTCTGGATTGCTTCTTGATAGACTTCATACTGCTTGCTAGACAACGCAGCCACTTCAGACTCATAAATCACACCTTCTTCGTCATTGTTAGACGGTGCTGATCGTCCTTGGCGAGTTGCAATGCCCTCTGCTGCAGAAGTATCTTTCTTCGTTTCTTTGGTCTTCTTGATATTACGATCAGCTTTATAAAGATCAATGGCACGAGCAGCAGCACGAGCATCTGTATCATTCTCATATAAAGCCTGTTGAATCCACTTTGGTTGATCTTCTGCCCACTCATGAAAGTCTTCCGTATCTTTAATCTTACCAAAGTCTGGGTGGAAAGCAAGCAGTTCCATCTCAGCGCGTTCACGTGCTGTCAGTTTCTCACGCTCATCCAAGGCTTTGAAGCGCTCATCAAGTGCCGATGTTTGTTCCTGTGCTTTCTTAATGGCAATGGTTTCAACAATACGTGCAACGTCCGGATAGGTCTTTGCCCACTCAGCCAACTCATCTTCACTAGTTGGTAGTTTGATTTGGTTTGAAGTTGACTTAGTAAGTTGTTCTTTCAGTTCATCAATTTGTTTCTGAAGCTGTGTTTGTTGCTGCTGTGTATGACGGCGCAGATCACCATAACGCTTTTTAAAGCTTTTCTCTTCCGCTGTTAATGCATCATCAGCAGGTTCATCGGTAGGTTCTGCTGGCTTATTACCTTCAATGAGGCGTTTAAGTTCAGCTTCATCATTAGCAATGCGCTCAGTGTTTGCATTACGTTTACCAAATGAAGAGATGGCAGTGGGTTGTTTCTTTTGATCAAGAACGATTTCAGACATAAATACCTTTTAAGTTGGGGCTGCGCTGTAGCCTATATAGGGGAGTCAGGTAGCCAAGAGATGGTGGGAAATTATTAAGTACCGACTAGCCCACCACTAGTTTTGGTATTTCAATTATACAACATTATCTACGAGTAACAAAACCACCCTTAGCATAGCCTTCTACTTTAGTGAAACCTGCTGTTGGAAGCTGAGCTTTGTCTTTGATAAACGGAACATATTTAGTTTGTCCAGCAGCATCCTGCATCTTAACCATTCTAAAACCAGCAAGTGGTGCATCTTTATAAATATCACCAGTTGGTGTAGCATTTATTTTAATGTTTTGCTTAAATGCATTAGAAGCAGCATTTACTGCAGCGCCACCAGCAAGTCCACCAAGAACTACCTTACCAATATCAGTAATTTGTTTTGTTGTTAATTTTGTAGTTTCTGTACCATCTGGTGCAGGCTTATTGATAAATGAATTTGGATCGCCTAAGTTAGATGCTGTACCTGTAGTTGTTACACCAGACTGAGACAACTCACCTTCTGATGTAGCAACGGTAATTCCTTGACCACCACCCATAGTTTTAATATTAGGTGATGTTGACGTTTTTAAACCATAATCAGTAGCAACAGTACCATCAGTTATGCTATAGTCAACAGCGGATTCACCAACAGTAGAACCAGCATCAGTTATAGGAGTAGTTTTTAAACCTTCTAAACTAGTAGAAGATATACCAGATGATAATGAGTAGTCTGGTTTGAAATCACTATTAAGTGTATTGGTAATATCGTAACTGGCAATACTATTTGTAAAGTCTGTTACGTCAACATTTTGTACTGGACCAACAAAAGATGAATCTGGAGCTACAGTAATAAGACCACTTCCAACTGCCTGATTAATAAAAGTATCAAGCACAAGGTTGCTATCAAAATTTATAGATAAGTTAGCAATCCCATCAGACAATGTAGCAATTACATCTGAGTCGCCAACTAGTCCACGACTGGTAAGTTCATCCGTAAAAGAGGTATTACCAGTGGTTACAAATGAATCTGTAATAAGATCATCAGCAGTTAAACCACCAGTAAAATCAACAGATGCAGCATTACTAATAATTTTGTCATCCTTCATACCACTGAATGCACCAGCAGCAGCGCCTGTGATGGCGGCAGTAATAGCATCTTGACCACGTACAGCAGCACCAGCACCAGCAAGTACAGCACCACCTAAGGCTTTAGCACCCACTAAGCTTGTAGCTCCTAAGCTTTCACCAATGCTTTGTGTGATGCTGGAGGTTGATACGCCTGCAAGGTTTGAACCAGCAGTAACCATACCAATCAAGTCTTCATTCTTTACAGCATTAGCAAAGTTGGCAGCAGCAGCAACATCAGAAAAACCACCAGCGCCTGCAACACCAGCAATGGCTCCAACAATATCACCCTTCTCTGCAGCAATGACAGCATTAGCAGCCATAGCAAAGGGTTGAATAGGTGATGGAATGATGGCAAGCACCGAAATGATTGTACCTAAACCACCAAGCTGATCTTCAGTATCGTAGTGTGTATAGAATATTGGAGTGCCATCAGGCTGAAACTGCACACCAAAACCTGAGCTGCTATCGCCAGCAAAAGTACCGCCCCAATCGTTCGGATGGGCACGAGAATACTCCATAGGAATTGCTTGGCCTGTTACCTTGTTCCCATAAGTTGTTTGAAGCGTGTCAACCTTAAGAGCGCCATTAATATTTTTAACTTGCGTAGCAGGAGCTTCAACAACTACTCGGCTTCCTTCTTCATCAACCCCATAGTATCCATAGCGCGTAGGTTGTACTTTAGAATTTTCATCAGCAGACAAATATTTTGGAGGATAAAAAGGATCGCCATTTTCATCAGTTCCATTTTGTACAGTGCCAGTGACATAATACCCACGACCGGGGTTGTTCATTACTGGTTGCCCATTTAAAGACCATGCAACTGGAATGGCATCTTGATAAACAGGGACTTTTCCAAACTGTTTTAAGTCTGTAATGCCACCTTGATCATACATCTTCTCTGCCATCATTTGAGCAGCAGAATCTTTACTCAAACCAGAACCAGTTGACCAATACTTCTCAGACGTACCTTGGCCCATAATGGCTTTGGTTAGCTTTTGTATGGCATCATTTCTCGGCTTGTCTTTTACAGCTTGCTCGGCAGCGCTTTCAGACCAGCTAGATTCAAAATATCCTTCACTCACAATTATTCCTCAGCCATAATAGAGTCAATAGCACTTGAGAAATCTTCTTCTTCACCACCGCTATGCAGCGCTTCAGGGTTGTCCACTTCTTCAGCATTACCCATCTGACCAATATCTTCCATACGCTTCAAGCCTTCCTTGGCTTTGTCACGCAGCTTCATCAGAGTAGCCAACCCAACATAGCGAACAACATCGGCAGGAAAGACAAACTCACCAACACTGAGCTTTGCATTAACATCATCTCTCACTTCTTCTTGTAAAGCACCGGGTGGTACAGCATTACCAGAAACAGCATCAGTTGTGCCACCTTCTTGATTCATGCCGCCTTCGGCAAACAGTTTATTCATTTCAGCCTGCATGATTTATCTCATCCTTTAAATATTTAAGCTGACGTAACGCAGCAATGGCTCCTTGAGCCTTGAACACATCGGACAATTCAGAAGCCTGCTCAAGCTTACGCTGTTGTTGCTCAATATCGTAGTCAAGCTTATCAACAAAAGCATCCCAAGTGTGAGGGCTATTCAACATTCCCTTCAGTTTAGGTAGGAAAGCCTTGGTCATGCAACACCCTGTGGAGGTTGTGTAGCTGAATTACCTGAGAAGCCTGTCATACCGGGCTGTGGAGGTGCTCCAACACCGATGTTGCCACCACCCCCGCCTGTTTGATCGGCAACGCTTGGAGGACCGCCTACGCCTTGTGGAGCAGCGGGAGCAGCACCACCTTCAGCGCCAGCTTCAGGGGCTGGAGCAGCCTGTTGTTGAAGCAGCAAAGCCTGTCGCATAGCTTCGTCCATGTTGTTAGTAACTTTGTCTGGGTCGAGATCCATGCTCTTAGCAATTTCACGGATGATGTAGGGAAACTTTGCAAATGGAGCAAGCGAAGGCTGTGAAGCAATCTGCAAGAATTGCATCAAGCGCTGACTACGCACTTCAGTAGCCATCAAGCTTTCTGTACCACGTGCATTAACTTCCAAGTCACCTTTAATCTCTGGATCGAAATCAAATTGCATGTTGAAGTTGAAGAACGCCTTACCCATTGGTGCAAGCAAGTAGTCATCAACGTTCTTAATCACTGTCTTGATGGAACCGCCAGCAGCATTCATCAACATTGAAATGCCAGAGGCTGTACGACCAACACCACTCACACCAGTTTGACCGTGTGCAAACGATGGCATACCAGTTGACTCATCAGCAAGCTGTCGAGCCTTGTCAAACAACTGCAAGTTCTCTTGCGACACGTTAGGAAACTTTGTACCAAATAAACTTTGACCGGGTGCGCCACCTTGACGGCGAAATACTTTGCCGGGATAGACGGACATGTCTTGACCGGGAACAAGGTTGGTTTCATCAACTTCAAAGACGAGGTTGCCTGACAACACAGCGTTGTCTACAGCCATACGCATGAAGCCGTTCATCAAAGTTTGTGTGTCGTCCATGTTCTCAGCAATACCAACACCAGCCAAGCTGTATGGGTTCAATTCATATGGTACAGCGTAGTATGGAATCTTCGCAGGCTTGAACGGGTTCAACACCATACGAATAATTTTGTTATTGCAGTACCAGATGTTGGCTTGTAGTTCACCAGCGTTCTTCATCTCTTCTGGAATTTCTACATCGTTCTCTTCCAGCAATTCAATATCTACGTTGCCCCAATACTCCAACACTTCAAAGCGATCTACACCAAAATTGGCTGCGTAGTCTTTGATGGTATCTTCCCAATACTTCTTAACGTAGGTTTCACCTTCAACGATAAGTTGATCAATGACATTACTGCGGAAATGGGGACGTTTCTTCAGAGCACGTAGCTGTGTACGTGACATCTTGTGACGCTCAATAACATATTGACACTCATCGGTGTTGTTTGCGTCTGGGTCCCAATAGAAGTTCCAGATAGAAACATGCGATGCTTCAGGAACAAGCTTAATCAACGGTTTATATTTACCATCACCATCCCATTTAGCATATTCTTTGTTAATGGCAAACGGACCCTTCATTACACCAGTGCCGAACAGCGCCATTTCAAAAGCAGCCCCACGCAAATGCTTACTTGCATTGCTTTCATCAAGCTGATCATGGATTTTCTTCTCCATCTTCTTAGCAGCTACCATTGCGGGGCTGAATGTTGCAGAGGATGGTGTAACACCGGGGCCATTCTTGATGCCGGGAACGTCTTTCAGGTCTGCTGCCAAACTACCAAGCATCTCTTCCAGTTTATCAAGGTCAAAGCCAGCTTCAATACCAGCAGCGCCCTCTTCACCAAACGGGATGGCTGGCTTTTTATCTTTTGCATCCGGTGGAGCTTTGGGGTCGAAGTGAACAGACTCTGCTACACCTTCAGGCAACACAGATGGGTCAATCGACAAAGGGAATTTGTTGTTTGAGAACAGCACATCAGCGATTTGACCGTATGCCGCCAGCGTTTTAGTCTTTGTCACCTTGATAAACACACGAGACTTTTCTGTCTCTGTAAATTTAACGTCAGGACCGTACAAGCCACGGTAGTTTCGATAGGCTCGTAACCAACGAGTCTCATCATTACGCCGACCTTCATCGGCTTTGGTATATCGCTCACGAATAAAGCTTAGAAGACCTCCACCGTTGAAGCTATCTTCTGTTTCAGAAGCGTCATCAAGTGCAATAGTCTTATCGTTTAGTGGTTTATCAAGCAGGGCCATGTATTCTTTCGAAATATATTAATAAAGGTATAACAGCATTAGTAACCAAACTGTTCATCTGCAACTCGCATACCAGAAGTTGAGTGCATTGGGTTGTAATCAAACAATCCGCTACGTGGTCTACTCATAAGCCCATAACGCAGCGCATCATATGAGTGGTCATTAGAAACTTTAGTGTTAATGTCTTCTGGATTGGTCTTATCAATGGGCAATGTAGGCAAATCAGCAATAATTTGTACACAAGTATTGAAAAATACCATACGTGGAGCACCAGTGAAGCCATCAACCTGTAGGCGGCGATGTACTTCGTTCTTTCCAGCCACTCTACTACCTGCAGAACGGTCAGCAGGACGCCAACGACAGCCCTTCATGATCATTCGCTCAGCAATTGAGGGGCCAGTGTCACCACGTTTGTGCCAACATGAGCTATCCAACACACCATATCGAATCTTGTCGCCCTCTTCAGCCTGTAAAATCATCACAGCCAAGTCTTCTGCCAACACTTTTGTTACATATAACTCTCTATACACCACAATTGAATCGTCAGGCGCTACAGCAAACCATATAACAGCGCTAAAGCTACCATATCCATAGTCACATGCCCTAAACTTAGGCCAAGTGCTGGGTATATCAAAGGGTTCAACAACGTGTATAGCCCTATTAAACTCAGAAAAGGCTGCACCTTCTGCAATATCCCAGTTGCCCTCAAGCAACTGCTTACGTTGATGCTCCGGTAGGGACAGCAACATGGTTTCATAGTCACCAGACTCTGCCAAATAGGGATTGTCTGCCAGTTTTGCTGATATAAACTTACGCTTAAACAATGGCTGACCTTCCCTGCTATGCCCTTTTGGGTAAACTAAGGTTTCACCTGTCTCAACATCAGTGGCATAGAAGCTCTTACCGGGCGGTGAAGGCACGATAAACATCTTCCTAACCCATTGGTGACCGGGGCCACCGGGGTTGGTTGTAGCCCTCATAAACACTGGCAAGTCTGCTGCTGCTGTACGCAGGCGTGAACGCATGTAGTTGTAAGCAAACGGTGTAGGCCATTGTGTAAGCTCGTCCCATGCAATGTATGAGAACGACAAACCCTGATAACGCATAACGTCTTCATCTCTATCTAAGTAGGACATCCACAACTTGCCACCACTTGGATGCTGCCATTGCATCTTACGCTCAGACCATTTAATGCCGGGATAGATTTTTGGATATATCTCTTGAGACTTCCAAATTAGTTCTCGCAACTCTTCGGTTGTGTGACGCAAGATAAGCCCACTAAACTGTGGATGTGCCATGTAGCGCAAAGGGTCTGCGAGAATGGCATAACTTTTACCACCACCTGCAGCACCACCATAAAGAACTTCTCGTTCTGGAGCAGCTAAGAAAGCTGTCTGTGGGCCGGGGTTGGGTCTAAAGATTACATTGTGTTCTTGCGAAACAACATCAGTCGATTGTTGGAGCGAAGGAGTCTCGAACTCTGGAGTAGCGATCACTATCGAAGAAACTGTCTTGGCCTGTTCCGGTTCTTTTTTCGTACTCTTCCGCTTTCTTAAGGGCTTCTTCGTACCTGTCGGCAAGCTTTCTATAAGTAGAGGATTTGCGCTTTTGGGACTGTTCACTCTTCACCCTCTTCATCAAACCAACATGACTTATTTCTCTACCAGTCACAGTAGTTAGCCAAGCCGCAACCTGTCTATATGAATATTGCTTTAGATATTTCTTAGCTTTCTCAATTGCTTCAAGCTCTAAAGGAATAGGAACTAGCCAGCCAGTATCAGCTTCATCAACACTATATCCAAATGGAATAGTGCGGCCTAGTCTTGGTATCTTAACATATTCTTTAGAATCTTTAGGTTGTGGAAGTATGAAGACACCCAAGCCCAAATCAAACTCTGCCATATTAGTCTTCTTCCTTGTCCTTTGCAGGCAAGATCATCACACCACCAGTTGCTTCAATTTGTACTTTGTCGGTTTTAACCAAACCAGCACGGTCTAACAAATCTTTAGCAGCGCTCATCTTTTCTTTCAAGCCAAGCGATGTAGGATCGTCAATGGCATTTATCATAGCCACTGCAGCCTTTGGTGCTGTCATAGCAATGTACATCTGTGTAGCCTCAATTATCTCTTCTTTGAGATAGTTGGTTAGCTTGCGGCGACTGTAGCCTTCAGAGAAGCCTGCCAGTTGCATAGCTTGATTGATGTTGCCCTGTGCTTCACTGAAGAGCACTTCAAGGAAACGGTTGTGTTGTTCTGTTAGTTCTTTAGCCATTTGTTCTTTCGTTATACAACTACTGAGTAGTCTTCTTCTGTACGTACAGTGACAGTGACAGCATCGTTAGCACTAGCCAACCCTCTGAAACTATCACCAGCTTGCAAATAGAAACCGTCTGTGATTTGAATGATACTATTAGCAAGTAGCGGAGTTGTCTTAGCTACAACATAGTATGTGGATGATGCAATATCATACCAGTCTAATGAGAAGGTTACATTAGAGGATGTATTATTGCTAATAATAATACTAGTAATTTCTGTATTGTAACGAGCAGGAACAGTGTAGATAACACTGTTTGATGTTGTTAGTTGTTTAGCAACTGTTCTACTTTTGGTTGTCATGTTAAGTCGTAAAAAGATAGAGAACCAATACCACCACCAGTTGCTGATAATGTTCTAGCAGCTAACGTATAAATATCACTAACACTTGCTAAGGTTCTACCAAGTTGTAAATCCCAGTTATAACCAGATCCTGTAGCCAATGGAACTCTTCCAGATTTACCTGTAGTGTATTCACTATATACAATTGTTCCACTAGTCATAGATGTAGAAGATATATCTTGTTCTACATTACCAGTAGAAGGGACTGCTGTCCATGTTGGTGTTGTCAATGTTGTGTTCTTAAACAAAGCCAACTCATAATTATCTGAGGTGGTAGGTAAGAAATTTAAATTGTAAGGAAGTATTATAGCATCTAATGATGATGAAGCTAGTCTGATAGACACCAACGGTTTAAATGTTGTTGTTATATATGAACCCGATGTAGCAGACACCATTCTAGCTGAATGTTCTTGCGACACTGCTTCATATCCACCCTCAGACATTACAGAAGAACAGATCTGTTTCATTGCTGACGAAGAAGCTACACTACCTATATTAGTAATTTCATAACGAATAGGAAGAATGGCTGTAGTCATATATACAGACGTTTGTATATTAGCATTGTGGAATGTATGGGCAACAATGAATTGACCATCAATGACAAATCCACATCTAACACTACCGACACCAAGCCATTCAAAATCTAAGAACAAGATTTGAGTCTTTGTCAGATCTAATGTGATACCGCTACTACCTGTACCATCCAGCTTGTCACCATTCCAACTATCCTTAGCTGCGTATCGTGCATCACTCACAGACCCACTGGTAGACGTTCTTGAAACAAATGTAATACCATTAAGTCCTTGCTCCAAGAAAACACCATTGTTTGTACCAAAATAACCAACCCTTTGTCTTAGGTTAGTCTTAGCTGCATCCATCTTAAATGTAGCCAATAACAACAAGCTCTTACCCGGCTGATAAGGAAACACTCTAAATGTCTGTCTTACCACTTCATCACCTGAAGCTGTAGACACAGACATACTTACAGAAGACTCATTAGAGAGATGAGTAGTTGCTCCAGAACCAACAGTGGATGTACTAAATTGACTATCAATGCCATATCTATTTTGACTATCAAACAATGTATATGGCTGACTTACACGAAGTCTTCCAAATGCATCAACGTTTGTACCACCAAAACTGACAGTGTTACCACTGCTGGCAAGGCGTACTAGTTCTGGATAGCTTGTTATCATTTCTTCTTAGCAACTTTAGCTTCAGACAAACTAATGGCAATGGCTTGCTTAGGGTTCTTTACAACCTTACCACCTTTGCCGCTGTGCAACTCACCAGCTTTAAACTCGTGCATCACCTTAGCAATCTTAGCTGTTTGTTTGGTAGTGACACCACCAACAGCCATTGCCCTAATAGGGGGTTTTGCTGTCTTTGCAGACTGCTTAAACGCTTCATCTGTAGGAGCACCTTTAGAGCCGGGTGCTCTCATCTTCTCTTTGCTGCCAGCTTTGATGCGTTCTTGTTTGGCATTGATATTGGAATATAGTCCCATGTTAGTCTTCTCCTTCACAGTCTTCAGGTTCCCATGCGCTACAGGCGCGTAGGTTGTGACAGATAAGTTCAAACTTGGTACAATAGCCTCTACCGCCAGCACCAGCGTCAAAGTCGTTACGTGGAATGGTGTCCATTAACAACAACATCTCTGGAGTGTTTTCAAAGTATTCACAGTTGGCGCAGCGCTGCCTACGTGCCTCAGACTCTTCCATCTTCCATGTAACAGCCATGTCAGCCCAATAGTCTTTGTTACTATCTGGCTCGTCAGATGGATCGGCTTCAGGGCCAAGCTTCCAAAACTTAATTGCATGCTCAGTGTTTGCCTTGTTCTCTTCAGCAGAGACAATGAGGCAAACCTCTTCAACCATCATGGGCGACATTAGTCCCTTCATATCATTCCTTTACCATTTAACTTTATTAGCCCAATACGCTGCAGACATCTTACCTTTGGCAATGTTGTCAGCATGACGAGCTTTAAACGCTTCATTGCGCTTGCTGCCATCAGGACTGCCTTTAACACCTTGTTGACCAAAGCGAATGAGCTTGACAACATCACCCTCTTTAGCCAACACTACATGACTCTTCGTAGGATGTGAAGGTGTAGCCTTGGGCTTGTTATAGCCGCTAAACTCTTCAGAGCCTCTCTTAATCATTACTTCTTCGCCTTCTTCACAGCACCACCCTTAGCCATATTAGTGGCTGTACGCTGACCACGCACTGGCAAATCACCACCATACATCATTTTCTTTGGAGCAACAGCACCGCCCTTATTCATCATAGGCTTAGCAGCAGGCATACTCTTCATAGGCATCTTCATAGGAGCCTTGGCGACAGGAGCTTTAGCGACAATACCGCCCTTAGCCATCTTCTTCTCAGCAGTGTTGCTGACAGTCTTGCCTGCCTTGGTTTCTTCATAAGCTTTGTATTCAAGCTCAGCAGCTTTGTCTTTATATTGATTACGCACCTCTTGTGGCAAGCTAGTATCTTTAGCGCGTTCACGGTACATCTCAATTTTGTCAGCAGTGGTAGCCATTATCAGTTTCCTTTAATACACAAAAGGGCATAAGCCCCACACATATAGTTGTAACACAACTTAATATCTTTTCCTATCTTTCCAGCCCTCAGCTTTCATAGCCGCTTCAACCCTGTCTAACGGAAAGAAATAGCCTGTATGCTTCTCTAAAGCGGCTCTAACGAAATAAACATCTGAATGAGGAACATGAACATTGTCTAGTGTTCCACGGTGTAGAGCATTATAGACAGTTGATGCCACACTGTATGGTGGTACTGAATCAGCGCCTATAGACTCAAGCTGCGCTTTCGTTGATAACAAATGTTTCATGGTTGTAGGGGTTATATAGTCTTTGTAGACTGCTTACTGTTTTAGACTAGCTGGCTACAAGACACTATATTGTTATGTACTATAGCATAACACAAGAAACAAACAATAGGAAACAAATATTTATTAATCGTTGTTTAGGCAAATGTCGATGTTCTGTTGCTGTTCTGTCTCTATATAGTCTTTATAGATAGTAGGTATTATTCTATAAAGAGTATATGGTTGTTATTCAACTTAGAGGCTATGTAGTTACAAAGACTGGGTAGAACTATTTAGCAATACAACCACTATAACAACTGGGTAGAGCTATTTAGCAACTCAACAACTTAGGGGTGTTGTAGACTTCATAGCCCCCCTACCCCCCATAGCATGTAGTTTTACACTAAACCGTTGAGAAGTCAACACCTATTTCATCAACTGTTACACTTTGTTACAACTGTTACATCTATTACATGTTGTAAACTTTGTAACAAGACAATGACTGAATAGGCAAATGTCGATGTTCATGGTAATCTGTGCAGTGTAGCACGGGGCAGAGCTTTGTAGACATTGTAGTTTTGGTAACCCCTTAATTGCATAGTGGTTACCAAGCTTAAAATGCCCTTCTGTGGGCTAAGCTGTATACAACTAGCGCCGTACCCCCCAGTGGCCCACACCCGCCCCACGTACAAGCGCAGCCCTGCACATGCGCACTTGAGTATGCATAGCCCTGCGATGTAAGCGCGATGCAGGTATGCATAATCACATGCGCTGCACAATGTGTAATGAAATCATAGACTTACACGCATACATGTACTGATTCAAAATCGGTTAATAATGTG